AACAAAAGGCGTTTACGTTTTTAACGAAGCATTAACAGACACAGAACTAACTTATTTAACAACTATATAATTATGTATATATATAAAACAATTTTTGATAGCGCAGTAGAAGGTAAAGTAGAGCTTATAAATAAAGGTGTTTGGGAGGAAGTTACTGAAGAAGGTGTAAAACAAATGGTTTATATCAACGGAACTAGAGCTGTTGTTAACATCGGTAAAATTATAAAGACACCTGGAACTTACGGACCTGACGGGCATGAAATAACTCCACCTGTATATTACGATGGTTGGGCTTATGACATTATGAGTACTGATACTATTGACTTCGGTGCTAATGAAGTTTATCCAGGAGATAGTGCTGCACATTCGTTTTTTGGTTGGCCAAGAAATGCAGAGGTACCACCTCCAGCACCACCAGTAGACGAAGAAGAGTAATTTACAAATAAATAGTGTAACTATATTATTATAAATTAATTACAACAGGTGAAATTAAAGATATTATTTTTACTTTTTACTTTTAATTGTTATGGTCAATTATCATCAGAAGAAGATAAGCAACAGCATTTTGTAGCTGGAGCAGTATTTTCATCACCTGTTTTTAGTGAAACATATTTAAAAACAAAAAACTTAAAAAAAGCTTGGTTAAATGGCTTTGTTTCAGCATTTATAGTTGGAACAACAAAAGAGCTAATTGACGACAAGTTTGATAAAAGAGACTTAACAGCTACGGTTTTAGGTAGCTTAACATCAAGTGCATTATTAACAATGACAATTAAATTAAATCAAATTAAATGGCAAAAATTACAGATGAACAACTGAAAAAAGTTGTGGAGCAAAACAAAAAACTTGAAGAAGTTGTAATAGAAATAGGTATTTTAGAATCTAAAAAACACGCGTCATTACACCAAGTTGCAGAGATAAACAAAGTTTTAGAAGAATATAAATCAGAGCTTGAAAAAGAATATGGTAAAATATCTATAGATTTAAGTAATGGTGAATATACAGAAATAAAAAAAGAAGAATAGTGGATTCAGTTATAAGAAAAATCAGTATAGGCTCTGATTATAAAAATGACGCTATGCACTATTCAGTAGGTCAGCAGGTTTATGGAGGTCACGAAATAGCTTATATTTTGTTTAGCGAAACTGATGGATCTTATAATATTCATATAAAGAAAAACAATGAAGTACTACCATGGAAAAAGTTTAATTCTAACATGGCAGTATCCGTTGAGTATGATTTAGAATATTAATGAAAAGTCTATATGATTTTATCGTTGAGCCAGTTGGCGATAAATACAGTAACACTGTAAACGTAGGTGATAAAAAATTAGTTATAAATACTAAAATAGAAAACTGGAAATTTGTTAATAGAGTTGCTAAAGTTATTGAAACGCCAGCAGCTTTTTCTACGCCTATTAAAAAAGGAGCTTTAATAATCATACATCAAAATGTTTTTAGAACGTTTTATGATATGAAAGGTAAAAAGAAAAAAAGCAGATCTTATTTTAAAGATGATTACTATTTTTGCGCGGTTGACCAAATTTATTTATATAAAAATAAATACAATTGGAAAACTATAAATAATAGATGCTTTGTAACACCTATAAAAAGCAAACAAGATCTAACGCTTGATAAAGAAGCAAACCTTATTGGTATATTAAAATATGGTAATAAGTCTTTAGAAGAGCTTAATATCAACCCAGGTGATCTTGTAGGGTTTACTCCTAACAGCGAGTGGGAGTTTTTAGTCGATAATAAACGGCTTTATTGTATGAAATCAAATGATATTGTAATTAAGTATGAATACCAAGGAGACGAAGAAGAATATAATCCAAGCTGGGCAAAAAGCAGTAGAGGAGTTGATCAAAGTAGCTAAAGAAGCTATTGTTGATTCAGATGATGATATATCAGCTGATAGACTTAAAAATGCTGCAGCTACAAAAAAGCTTGCTATATTTGATGCGTTTGAAATACTTAGTCGTATCGAAGAAGAAGAAAACTTATTAAACGAAAAACCAAAAGAAGTTAAAGAAGAAAGAACTTTTAAAGGTTTTGCAGAAGGTAGATCTAAGTAATGTACGAACAAAGTTTATATAAAGTTTTAAAAGACCATATTAAACCTAAAGTTCTTAAACGAATGAACAGGTATAGCAAATGGGAATATGGATACAATAAAGAACACGATATTGTTGTCATAAGTAAAACAGGTAAAATAGGTGAAGTATATGAAATACAAAATCTAAAAATAGCTTTACCTGCAGAAAACAAAATACATAAGTTTGAAACAAATACTTGGGAACACACTGAATATCCAAAAGTATTAAAAAAAATAAAGTCTGTTTTTGACTGGGAACAATACCCGTTAGACTTCAAAGAAAAATGGTATGATTACATCGATAATGAGTTCGTCCGCAGGGAAGAAGGCTTTTGGTTCTATAATAAGGATGTGGCTACTTACATTACTGGTACTCATTATATGTACTTGCAGTGGAGCAAAATTGACGTCGGTCAACCAGACTTCCGTGAATCAAACAGATTATTTTACATATTCTGGGAGGCTTGTAAAGCCGATCACAGATCCTATGGTATGTGCTACCTTAAGAACAGGCGTTCTGGGTTTTCATTTATGGCCTCAGGGGAATGCGTTAATATGGCAACCATATCAAGCGACTCTAGATTTGGGATATTATCAAAGTCTGGTCCTGACGCAAAGAAGATGTTTACAGACAAGGTGGTACCGATATCCGTTAATTACCCCTTCTTTTTCAAACCAATTCAGGACGGAATGGACCGTCCAAAGACAGAGCTTGCGTACAGAGTACCCGCAACGAAATATACACGTAAGAAACTCGAGACAAATCAGCAATTACAAGAGATCGATGGGCTCGACACCACGATCGACTGGAAAAACACGGGCGACAACTCGTACGATGGTGAAAAGCTCAAACTCCTCGTCCACGATGAGAGCGGCAAGTGGGAACGTCCGACGAACATCCTTAACAACTGGAGGGTCACGAAAACCTGCTTACGATTAGGTAGTAGAATTATAGGTAAATGCATGATGGGTTCAACTAGTAACTCGTTAGACAAAGGCGGTGACAACTTTAAAAAACTATATAATGACTCAGATGTTACACAACGAAACGCGAATGGACAAACTCGCTCTGGATTATATAGCTTGTTCATACCTATGGAATGGAATTACGAAGGATACATTGATTCTTATGGCTTACCTGTCTTCCAAACACCAAAAAAACCTGTTAAAGGACCACAAGGTGAAATTATAGATTTAGGTGTAATAGAATATTGGGATAATGAAGTAGAGGGTTTAAAGCAGGATCAAGATGCTTTAAATGAATTTTACAGACAGTTTCCACGTACTGAAAAGCATGCATTTAGAGATGAATCAAAAGAGTCTTTATTTAATCTAACTAAAATTTACGAACAAATAGATTTTAACGAAGATTTAAAAAACTCTATAAATATAACAAAAGGTAATTTTGCTTGGAAAAATGCAGTACAAGATTCTGAAGTAATATTTTTACCTAATAATAATGGTAAATTTTTAATAACATGGATACCACCAGTTAATTTACAAAATAGATACGTAATTAAAGGTGGTATTAAATACCCATTAAATGATAACATAGGCGCTTTTGGTTGTGACCCTTATGATATATCAGGTACAGTTGATAAAAGAGGATCAAAAGGATCTTTACATGGTTTGACTAAATTTTCAATGACAGACACGCCTCCAAATCATTTTTTTTTAGAATATATAGCTAGACCTCAAACAGCTGAAATATTTTTTGAAGATGTACTTATGGCCTGTGTATTTTATGGCATGCCAATACTTGCAGAAAATAACAAACCAAGGTTATTGTATCATTTTAAAAGAAGAGGTTATAGAGGTTTTTCTATGAATAGACCTGATAAAAAAAGAAATAAATTATCTGTAACAGAAAAAGAATTAGGTGGAATACCAAACTCTAGCGAAGATATTAAACAGGCTCATGCTGCTGCTATTGAGTCATATGTAGAAGATTTTGTAGGTTTAAAAGAAAGTGGATATGGTGATATTTATTTTCAAAGAACTTTAGAAGATTGGGCAAGATTTAATATAAACAACAGAACAAAACACGATGCTTCTATTAGTTCAGGATTAGCTTTAATGGCTTGTAATAAACATAGATATACGCCTAGTGCTCCTATAAAACTACAAGCTGTAGATCTTGGAATAAAAAAATATGACAATAGAGGAAATACATCAAAAATAATAAGTTAATGAATATATATACCAATACTAGAAGTGCATTTCCTAGCCAAGTTGTTAGTGATCAAGAAAAAGCTAGCATTGAATATGGCAAGCAAGTTGCTCAAGCTATAGAAGGTGAATGGTTTGATCAAGGTAGAACAACAGGTAATAGATATTTAACTAATTGGAACAACTTTAATCAATTAAGATTGTATGCTAGAGGAGAACAAAGCGTACAAAAATATAAAGATGAATTATCTATAAATGGTGATTTATCTTATTTAAATTTAGACTGGACGCCTGTCCCTATTTTGTCTAAATTTGTAGACATAGTTGTAAATGGAATATCTCACAAAGCATATGATATAAAAGCTTATGCTCAAGATCCTGAGTCTGTAAGAAAAAGAACTAGTTATGCTGAAAAGCTTTATGAAGATATGATTTCAAAAGAATATCTTTTAAATCTAGAGCAAACATTAGGTATTGACGCTTATCAATCACCAGACAAAAGCGTAGTTCCAGAAACACCAGAAGACTTAGAGCTTCATATGCAACTAAGCTATAAGCAGTCTATAGAAATAGCACAAGAAGAAGCTATATCTAGTGTAATGGCGCAAAATAAATACGATCTTACTAGAAGAAGATTAAATATGGATTTAACGGTTTTAGGTATTGCGGCTGTTAAAACTAATTTTAATACCGCTAATGGTGTAACTATAGATTATGTAGATCCTGCATATATGGTATATTCATATACAGAAGATCCTAATTTTGAAGACATATATTATGTTGGTGAAGTAAAATCAATAACAATACCAGAACTTAAAAAAGAGTTTCCTAACATATCTAAAGAAGAATTAGAGTTTATAGAAAAAATGCCTGGTAATAAATCTTATATTACAGGTTATGGTAACTATGACAATAACACAGTACAAGTTTTATATTTTGATTATAAAACTTACCACAATCAAGTGTTTAAAATAAAACAAACAGATCAAGGATTAATAAAAGCTATTGAAAAGCCAGACACATTTAATCCACCAGAAAGTGATATGTTTGAAAGAGTGTCTAGATCTATAGAAGTATTATACAGTGGCGCTAAAGTTCTTGGAACTCAAACAATGTTAAAGTGGGAGTTGTCAGAGAATATGACAAGACCTACAGCAGATACTACAAAAGTACAAATGAATTATGCTATTTGTGCGCCTAGAATATATAAAGGTAGAATAGAGTCTTTAGTTAGTAGATGTACTGGATTTGCGGATATGATTCAGTTGACACATTTAAAACTACAACAAGTTGTATCTCGTATGGTACCAGATGGTGTTTATTTAGATATGGACGGGCTTGCTGAAGTTGATCTTGGTAATGGTACTAATTATAATCCTGCTGAAGCATTGAACATGTATTTTCAAACAGGTTCTGTTATTGGTAGATCATTAACACAAGATGGCGAAATGAATGCTGGTAAAGTTCCAGTTCAAGAATTACAAAGTGGAAGTGGTAATGCTAAAATAGCTAGTCTTATACAAACATATCAGTATTATTTACAAATGATACGTGATGTAACCGGACTTAATGAAGCGAGAGATGGTAGTTTGCCTGATAGAAATACATTAGTTGGTTTACAAAAATTAGCTGCAAATGCTTCAAACACTGCAACTAAACATGTATTACAGTCTAGTTTGTATTTAACATTAAGAATAGCAGAAAATGTAGCATTAAAAGTAGCTGATGCATTAGAGTTTCCACTTACTAAAAATTCATTACAAAACTCTATATCAACTTTTAATATTAAAACATTAGAAGAAATAGTAAACTTAAATCTTCACGATTTTGGTATATTTTTAGAATTAGAACCAGACGAAGAAGAGCAAGCTCAATTAGAGCAAAATATACAAGCTGCAATACAACAAGGAGGAATTAACCTTGAAGATGCTATAGATTTAAGACAAATTAAAAATCTTAAGCTTGCTAATCAAATGCTTAAAGTTAAGCGTAAGGCTAAGCAAAAGCAAGACATGGAAATACAGCAGTCTAATATACAAGCTCAAGCAGATGCTCAAGCTTCAACTGCTGAAAAAACAGCTATGGCTGAAGTTCAAAAACAAGAAGCTATAACAGGAAGTAAAGTTCAATTTGAACAGTCTAAAAATCAAATGGAAATAGAACGCATGCAAATACAAAACGAACTTGAAATGCAAAAAATGCAAAGAAGATTTGAGTTTGATATGCAGCTTAAGCAACTTGACATGCAAGCTGTAGGTGAAAAAGAGAAAATGATTGAAGACAGAAAAGACAAGCGTATTAAAATGGAGGGTACGCAACAAAGTGAAATGATAACACAAAGAAATGTAGATGGACCTCCTATAGATTTTGAAAAAGATGTAGACGTAGATATGAATACGTTTGCTTAATTTTTATTTAATTATTTAATTATATTATATTATGTCAGAAGTAAAAACAAATGAACCTGTTAAACAGGAAGGTGACTTTAAATTAAAAACAAAAAAAAGAACACCAAAAAAACTAACAGAAACTAAGGATAATATTACTAAAATAAATGTAAATCCTAAAGAACCTTTAGTTGAATTAGAACCTGAGGTTAAAAAAGTAATAATTCCAAAACAAGAAGAAGATGCCATTCAAATCGGAGAAGCAAAGAAGGTATCTGTGGAAGAATCATCCGGAGATAGCGCAAAGGTGGGAGAACCTATACAAGAGTCCAACGAGACTACTGAAGGGTTTTCTCCGATCCAAGAAGTAACTGAAGCTGAAGTCAAAAAAGTTGAAGCTGAAGTTAAAGAAGCTGTAAGAGATGAAAAAGTATTAGGTAAACCTTTACCTGAAAATATTGAAAAACTAGTTGCTTTTATGGAAGAAACTGGTGGGACAATAGAAGATTATACTCGTTTAAATGCTGATTACAGTAATGTAGACGATAAAACTCTTATAAAAGAGTATTACAAAAAAAACAAACCTTATTTAGATAATTCAGATTTAGATCTTTTATTAGAAGATTTTAATTATGATGAAGATATAGATGAGGAAAAAGATATTCGCAAGAAAAAACTTGCATTTAAAGAAGAAGTTGCAAAAGCCAAAAACTTTTTAGAAGAAACAAAGAGTAAATATTACGACGAAATCAAGTTGAGACCAGGCGTAACTCATGAACAACAAAAAGCTATGGACTTTTTCAATAGATATAACAAGGAGCAAAAACAAGCTGAGCAACAGCATCAATTATTTAAAGATCGTACAAAAAAGTTTTTCAGCGATGATTTCAAAGGTTTTGATATCAGTGTTGGTGAAAAAAAATATAAGTACAATATTCAAAATGTTGATAAAGTTGCAGAAAACCAATCTAATATAACAAACCTCGTCGGGAAGTTCTTAGACGAAAACGGTGATGTTAAAGATGTTAATGGTTACCACAAGGCTATTTATGCTGCTGAAAACGTAGATAAGATTGCAGCTCATTTTTATGAGCAAGGAAAAGCAGATGCTGTAAAAGACGTTATAAACAAATCAAAAAACTTGACAGATGTAAAAGCTAGAACTACTCAAGGCGACGTATTTGTTAATGGATTTAAAGTTAAAGCTATTTCTGGTGCTGACTCTACAAAACTAAAAATTAAAACAAGAAAATTTAACTAATAAAAATTAATTATTATGGCTTTGACTCCTCAATTTGGTAGTATTATACCAAGTCAAAAACAAGAGTTATTAGATTCTAATTATTTAGTATTTAATGACGCTGCTGCAGGAACTGATACTTTTGCACAGCAATATTTACCTGAAGTTTACGAACAAGAAGTAGAACGCTACGGAAATCGTACACTTTCTGGATTTTTAAGAATGGTTGGCGCTGAAATGCCAATGACATCTGATCAAGTTATTTGGTCTGAGCAAAATAGATTACATATCGCTTATGATGATTGTACTCAAACTGGAGCTGGTAACACTATTAATATTAATCCTGCCGCTTCTGCTCAAATTCAAAATGTTATTTCTCCTAGAGCAACTGTTGTTGTTTTAGATAACAATGGAAATGAAGTAAAATGTTTAGTAACAGCTTCTAATACTACTACTTTTGTTATTGACGTTTTACCATACACTTCTGCTACACTTGCTACAGCTGGTATTACTGGAAATGTTAAAGTATTTGTTTATGGTTCTGAATATGAAAAAGGTTCATTAACACCTAACAATACTGCGGCTGCTGGTCCTGTTAATGGATACATTAGTGTAGATCCTTCTTTTACTCAATATTCAAACTCTCCAATAATTATTAGAAACAAATATGTTGTAAATGGTTCTGATATGGCACAAATCGGTTGGGTTGAAGTTGCAACTGAAGATGGTGCTTCTGGATATTTATGGTATTTAAAAGCTGAATCTGAAACTCGTTTACGTTTTGAAGATTACTTAGAAATGTCTATGGTTGAAGGTGAAGAAGTAGGTGGTGGTTCTGGTATCACTAATGCTAAAGGTACTCAAGGTTTATTTGCTGCTATCGAAGATCGTGGTAATGTGAACGTTGGATTTACTGCTGCTGCTGGATTAACAGCTTTTGATGATATCTTAAAAAACTTAGATACTCAAGGAGCTATTGAAGAAAACATGTTATTCTTACAAAGACAAACTGCTTTGGATTTTGACGACATGCTAGCTTTAATTTCTGGTGGTGCTGCTGGTGGTACTGCTTACGGATTATTTGAAAACTCTGAAGAAATGGCATTAAACTTAGGTTTTAGCGGTTTCAGAAGAGGTTCTTATGATTTCTATAAAACAGATTGGAAATACTTAAATGATGCTTCAACTCGTGGAGCAATAACTGGAGTAAGTTCTATTGAAGGTGTTTTAGTACCTGCTGGAACTTCAACTGTTTACGATCAAATTTTAGGAACTAATATTCGTAGACCTTTCTTACATGTACGTTATAGAGCTTCACAGGCTGACGACAGAAGAATGAAGTCTTGGTTGACTGGTTCTGCTGGTGGTGCATTTACATCTGATCTAGATGCTATGGAAGTAAACTTCCTATCTGAAAGATGTTTAGTAACACAAGCTGCTAACAACTTTGTATTATTCAAAGGAATCTAATAGATTCAACACTAATGTAATTTTTACCCTCGTTGAA